GGACAGAACACAATAAAACGTTCAGAAGTTTCCACTACTCCGATTCTACTTAAATATCCAACAAGCATTAATAGTGCTTCGTTCTCTCAAAGGGGTATTACAGTGAATCGTGGGATAAACTCTACGTATTCTAGTGGTGGAACACAATTCCTAAATTACGTGTCAGTAAGACAGCTATATTACCAAGAGTATATAACAGGATCTTTATTGGCTAGCTCTAGTTACTGGAATGACTCTTTGCAGTCTACAGCTGCATCAGGAACTTTTGATAATGACTATAGATATTTTCCTACTGCTTCAAATTCTCAACTAACTATTATAAAGATACCAAGAACTGTTTTTGGAGAGCAAATTGCTAGAAGATCTTTTATTGTTAGCGGAAGTACCTATAGATTAATAGATGATGGAAATGGAAACATTATTGATTCTATTAATTCAAATACTCACGTAGGAAATATATTGTATTCTCAAGGAGTTGTAGTAATTACGGATCAAAATTATATTAACGCTTTAATACCGTAATATGCCTATATCCTATTCTCCATACACGATGTCTTTCCAAGCTCAAACTACGATATACCAAAACGAAGTTAGGTGTCATGTAAACGAGAATGACTTTAATTATACTCAGAATCCAAGCGCAACAATATCTGGATCTAATGGACAATACGAAAACGTAGTTACCGGATCTGATTTTAGACCTTATGCAACTACAGTTGGATTATATAATGACAGAAACGAATTACTAGTTGTAGGAAAGTTATCAACTCCGTATCCGATTCCTTCTAACACAGACATTACTTTTGTGATTAAGTGGGACAGTTAACTTAGCATATTTATACTAAATAGTTTTAATGAATTGGTTATACGAAAACAAAGAAATGAAACAGCTATCCGATTTCCCAGAGAGCTGCGTAGGTTTTGTCTATCTCATACAGAACAAGGATAACGGAAGGATCTACGTAGGTAAAAAAATACTACGCAATAATCTTACCAAAAAACTTACCAAAAAAGAGATCGAAGCTTGGGTAAAACCTGGTCGAGTTCCGAAGAAAAAGAAAGAAGTAAAAGAGAGTAACTGGCAGTCTTATTACGGAAGCTCAAAGACTTTGCTAGAAGACATTACGAATCTTGGTAAAGAAGGATTCGAAAGAAAGATCTTAAGACCTTGTTTCACCAAGAAAGAGATGAGCTACTACGAAGTTTATTATCAAATGAAGTATGAAGTGTTGCACGTAGATTCATACAATGAGAACATTAGCGGTAAGTGGTTTCGTAAGGATACAGGCCAGATACCAGAACAGTCCCAAGATGTTCCTGAGACTGCTGGATAGATCGAAATCTATAAGTCACTAATACATTAATTCCCTTTCAACAATCCTGTCCATGAAGTCAGGATGATTACTAAGATTAAATTTAGAATCAAATATCCAAGTATAAGGGATGTTTTTGGTGGGTCTTTTTTCTCCATGTGATATAGCTATGTGTTTCCAAAAGAAACATGTTTTGTCTTCTACATTTAAATATTTTTGGCTAGTCATAGGGTTAGAAGGATGATTCACTAATAGATCCATCTGATACAACCATGCTTCTGCTTGTTTGTTCTCGGCTAAGAATATTCCATTCTCATCAATCTTGTATTTTACTTTACCGTTTAGATTTTGTCCGCCGAATACTTGATGAAGTCCATCGAAGTGACCAGTTCCACCGAATAGTACGGATTCTGGATCTACCAAGTGAGGGTATGCCATGGCAATGTAACGAGCTGTGTTCTTACAAGGATAAAGTGGACTTCTAAAGTTTTGATTTTGCTTAAAGTAAGCTTCCAACAGTTTAGCAAACTCCATCATTGTATACCTTCTGCGACCTCTAATTTCTACGTCATCAAGTAAAGCCCGCAAGTCAGAAGCTGCTCGAAGGGGCCCATCCAAAATCCACTGTTTAACGTTAGTTCCCTTAGGATAGTAGATCTGGAAAAGATCGTTTCTAGCGTGCCTGTTTTCAATAAAGTGTTCTCTTGTTGCATCGATGCCTTCGTTTAAAAGTTTAGTGAATGTTCCCCAGTGTTCGTTAGTAAAACTAAAGACTAAGGTTAAAAACATGCGTTCGTGATTGTCTGTAACGTTTTTCATGAAGTCACAGAAAGGATGCTCGTGCCAGTGAAGTCGATGAGAAAAGATCTGATACTCTTCTTTAAGCAAAGGATCTTGACGATCGTCAAAGACTCTACAGAACTCAAAGAACTTATCGATCCTTTGGTCTAATGTCCATTCTTTCATCCAAGAGTCTTTAGGTTTTTTGCCTTTAAACTCTACTTCACAAGTATTATTATATGCTATCATAAATTGTAAATTAGTTTTACTTTTTCTTTGTATTGATCTTCGCTTATACCTACAGACTTAATGATCTTATCATCAGAGGGATGCTCTTTAATTCCATTGAAAGAAGGAATAAGATTAAGATCAAGCATTGCTTTCTGTCTACCGTACGGATGATCTTTGATAGAAGAACTGTTCCACACGTGGTCAAAGTCCAAGTGATCGTAATCAGACCCAGGTTTTACGTAATTTTCTACCCATCTGATAAAGTCACAGGCAACGTCCTCCATGTTGTATGGGAGTCCGCCAGTGTCTTCATATACTTTTTGCATAACAGAATCTAAGAAAGATATTTCGTCCATCTTGATAGACTTCTTAGCTAAGTAACTGATGCACTCTTTGGCATTTGTGCCGTAATAGAACACAGATTCTCTATTCACAAAATCAGGAAACCAATCAGCGATATCAGCAATAAATGCCGCGTACTGAAACTTGTACGCTCTAAGACCGTGATCTTTATTCCAAGCAAACATAAAATCTCCAAGTTCTCTAAGATCTTTTTTAGGTCCAGACTCTAGAAACGTAGCGACTGCTTCTGATAGTTGTGGTAAGAACTCGCACATAAAATAATCTCCGCCTCTTTTGTACTTGCCTTGAGGTTTTGGAAAGCTAGGAAACTGATAACCTACAGAAGTGTAGAAAGGTCGCCATGCTCCTTTGATAATATCTACCATTTGTGGAATGTTATCAGCCTGATGCATCTCAAACAAAAGAGTGTTGTGGTAACCAGAAGGCTTCTTAGCGTAGTTGATACCAGATCCTGTAAGTCTATGAAATAATAAAAGATAGATCCACTCTTTAAGACCGAAAACCTGCTGCTTACCAGTCCAGTTCTTGGCTACTGTTTCTCTCTGTTTAAAGCTCAATCCCTGTTCCATCTTTTTCCAATAAGGATGATCCTTAGACCAACCGTAGAAAGCATCGTTAACGATCTGTGAGAATCCTGCATACTTTCTTTCAACTACATCATACAGCTCAACGTGACACATAAGATCGTCAGGAATACCACACGTAGCGTGCTTCTCGACTCCTAAGTTACAGAGTTCTTGTTGACGTTTTGCTAGATTGTAATAGTGTAAAAACTCTTCGTAATATCTTGTGGGTTGTATCCACTTTGACGATGGTCGTGTTGTCATTCGAAACTTAATTTTGTGATTGTTGACTAATATAAATATCGTTTGCGGATAGATTTCTTCCTTTGATTCTTTCAAATACTGCGTTAACTTGCTGAGCATAGAAGTTCTCGTCTGACACCAGTGGAGTTTCTTCGTTAACCCATTCTTCTTTAGCGTGACCGAATCCCATGATTCTGATGTATCTGTGACCTCTCTGATTAGCGGCGATAGACTTTACTTTTTCTATGGCCTCTAACTGAGTTCTTGCCATAACGCAACAAGCATAATCCCTACACACGTTCCAATTGTTTATGATAAACCTTTCGTCTTCGTAGTGAAGATAGTAAACAAGCATCGGTACCCATGGAGAAGCTTCTCTCTTTCCTCTTTCCATTTCTGCTCTTGCCCAATCAACGTACCAATTAAGAACGTGATCCTCTACCTGAGTATCGTACTGATAAAGCTGAAACACTTTCCAAGAGTCTAAGGCGTACTTGCCAATGCCAAACATTTTTTCTAGTTCGAAAAGGGGAATCTCTGTGCTTTCGTACTTTTTAACTGCCTCTATCCACTGCATGCAAAACTTCTTCCACTGCTTCGCCCTTTTGTTGTAAAAACCAAGGATCTTAATCATGGAAGAAATCTCAGAATCTTCTGCTAAAAACAGAGACTCAGCAGTGGGAAACGTTTCAAAAAATTCGTGTCTGATTTGATCGACCTGTTTGTGACTGGTCTGATTCAACATAAAGCAAATCATGAGCATCTTCCAAGGATCTTCTCGGTACTCTTCTTGTCTCGTCTCGTAGGGAGATGTGGGTAGTATATGCATAACTTTTATTTAGGTAAATGTACCAAAAAAACAAATAGAAAAAAAATTTATTTTTCTAGTAAAGGATAGCGCTGACCTTGTCTGATATAGTGCCTTGCAAGTCAAAAGCATCGTCTTCCCAAGGTCTTCTTTCGTATGGAATATTATCAGGATAGTAAAGTTCTGCCTTCCAATACGTGTCTCCATTAGATTGATCATATACGAAATCACCGCTTAAATACTGCTGAATGTGGACTACTTCATGAGATATAACTTCGATCGCTTCTTTATGACTTAAGTCAGATATGAATATATAGAACTCACCATTAAAATATCTAACATGCGCTTTAAGTTCACCATCGAACTGGGATTTTGCTGACTCTGAAAGTTCCTGAATAAACACTTGAACTCCTGAGATTCCTGCTACATCTAACGCGACTTTAGTTACGGTATCATAACCTGTGTTTGGAATACTGTTTAAAACGTAGTTGTAAGTAGTAAGTTCTACTTGATTGTAAGGATCATCGTTAGCGTCTGCTTTGGTAACGATCAATATAGAAAGCAAAGATACAGATAAGATCGAAAGAAGAATAACTAAAACATCTTTTACTTTCATAGCATACAATTATACCAATAAATATGCGTGCCTCAAACGGGAATCGAACCCGTACTCACTATAGATTTTTATTTTTAATAGCTTCTGATATTTTTTCCTTATGCTCCTTAGATTTGGGCTTTCCTTTATTCGCTAAACCACCGGCGGATTTATTTCCTTTGCCGTTCAATTTACAAGCTTCTTCATATCCATGTTTTTGAATAAGTCTTTCCCAAACTGATACAAATGTACCATTTTCTATTTGATCTTGTATGTTCTCTTTTGGAGTTCCATAATATAAATGTTTTGGATTTGAACATCTAGAATTATGGCACTTATGACAAAGTAATATTTTACTACTACTTGGTATTGTAACTCCTAATTCATGAGATAGTAACCCTTTAAAAGCCGTTGAATTCCCTCCTATCTCTCTACAATCTGTGTTTAATTGTAAATGAGAAGTTCTTTCATCATAAGATAATTGCATGTAATCTAATATGTCTTTCATATGTATAAATATGCTAAACATATAGAAAATACAATATCTATGTGTCTACTATTTGTACCTGAGGCCGGACTCGAACCGGCACGGTCACTTCTGACCAAAAGATTTTAAGTCTTTCGAGGCTGCCATTACTCCACTCAGGCTGGTCGGGTCTCTCCCCGTATGTCACTTGCTGAGAACTTTACCGGCGGTCGCACTCGTCATAACTAAGAATAGTTTACGAGATTCTCCATTTGGCCCTCTCTTTAAGTTACTTTGGCCTCGTAGTCAGGGTGGGACTTGCACCCACACCGCTTCCGTTTACCTGCGCGACATACGTTCAAACTCCTACAGGTTACAGACGGTGATCAAGTCGTCTGTGAGGGTCAAGCTCTCCCTCTTTTAAGTCGCATTTTGCCTTTCTATTCGGCCACCTGACTATAGAGTGGGCCTTTCCCCACAGTCAGAAGAACTTGAAACTTACCTACGCACCAGTGAGGTATTCTTCGTGGTCGTTCACAGAGCTAGTTCAGTATGCATCCATTCCTAGTTGTCGTGCGTGTCAAAGCTTTCAAACCCATCTCTTTCGAGGTAAGGAACTAGGCCGTTTGTTTTTGTGTAGTCAGGACAGGATTCGAACCTGTATGAGAGTCATAAGATAAAGTGGGTATCTTTTTAACGATCTTTCTTTTCCTCTCTTAACCCGTTTTGTTAGCGTCTACCAATTCCGCCACCTGACTAAAACTTCATCCCGTAGATGAAGAGAGCAAATTACAGTATTGCTTTAAGGACATACATCCAACCAGTGCCTCCAACCTTTGGTTGACGCTTGTAGTCAGGGCAGGATTCGAACCTACAACGGAAACTATCGCAACCGCTTTTCCAAGTTTAAGCTACCTGACTATTTAGGAAAGCAGAAGATGGGTGAGTGGACATCTGCTTTTATGATTGGCGTTACTATCCGATCAGGTGAAGTGTTACACTTACAAACCCAGTCCCAATCAACCTGTTTGCAATCCTATTCTCCAGTGGGATTGCTTTACACCGCTAGCTAACGATCTAGAGGGACATTTGAGCATTGTTAAGAGGCTTCCTTGAGTTTTCGATCCCGTGGCCTGCGGGCTAGTTTCGTAGACTCACTGTGTTCAGAATTTTAGAAGCTAAGGATTTTCACCTCCGAACATCTTTTATCGATACGTCTACCGATCAGATTGAAACGCGTATTTCGATACTTCTAAATTGCTGTCAAGGAAGGATTCGAACCTTCACGCTGCGATTCGATGTTGGACAAAATAGCCGGCTTTGTGGTCAACCCATATCCTAACATCTGTTTCGTACTCCGCGCCCTCGAGACGAGAGGGTGTGTCTGCCGTGCGTACGCTTTTCACCACCTGACAATCTGTGCCCCATATCGGACTCGAACCGATACACCTTACGGAACTAGATCCTAAGTCTAGCGCGTCTACCAATTTCGCCAACGGGGCATGTATTTGATAATACATATTACTTTTTACTCTCTCCTACTTTTTTAATCGCAAGAATAGCTTTGTCAACCCTAGAGTCTATCTTTTTAGAAATATCGCTTATCTTATCGTCTGTTCTTTTATTCACTAGTTCAAGTAGCCTTTCCATTTCGTCAAGTCTATCTGTGTTAGCTTTAACATTAGATCTAGTTCTTTTGTTCTCTATAAGCACGTAAATAACTGTAACTACCATAATTCCTAGTAAAAACATCGAAATTGGATGAGGTAAAGAGGACACCGTCACTTCGTCTGAAAATCTCTGTTGCAAAAACATATATTTGGTTTTTAGTTGTAAAAAGAAAGTATATTCTTAATATTGACTCCGACTCGTTTTAAACTAAAGCCCCCGAAACGACTCTAATATTAGGGTGGAGAATCTAACCATTATTCATAGTTAAATAAGGAAACTATACGTTAACATAGCTTCATATCAAAAACATACTTTTGTGGATGATACAGGAATCGAACCTGTTCTTTAAGAGTCGGAGTCTCATGTCCTGCCAATAGACGAATCACCCATCCAGAGCCGAGTTGTATACTCAACTTTCCGAAGCTCCAGTCTTGTGGTCCCTGTAGGACTTGAACCTACGACCCCCTGATTATGAGTCAGATGCTCTAACCAACTGAGCTAAGGGACCTGGATATCTCTGTTAGATAGAAGGTAAATATACGACATTAATTTCAATAAAAAACCCCTATCTTTTCAGTAGGGGCTTTTCTTTTTATCTTTACGTTCTTGCTATTTAAAGAACTCGACCAGCTTAACTCTTAACTCCTGAACGTCGTCGTCATCAAGACCATACTTTTTAATAGCAGATCTCATCGCGTCTATGCAAAGCTGATAGACTTCTAGTACCTTACCTTCGCCTTCCATCAACTCTTCGTCTGGACCCAAAGGAGCATCGCTTGATCCAAGAT